CAGAACCAGGTACAACCCCAATGCTGTTCGTTGCCTCTCAGCAAGATAAGGCAAACGCGGCAGGAACAGGGACAGCACGAGGTACAACAAAAGCGAACGCAGGAGTTCCTTTTTTAATTACTTCACAAAGAGATTTAGCAGACACATTTGGAGACCCATACTTCCAAACAGATGCAAGCAATAACCCAGTAAATGGCGGTGAGCTTAACGAATACGGACTACAAGCGGCATACTCATATTTGGGTGTAAGCAACAGAGCGTTTGTTGTAAGGGCAGACATTGATTTAAGTCAACTTATGCCAAGTGCAAGTGCTCCAGCGGCAAACCCAGCAAACGGAACATATTGGTTTGACACAGCTCAAACAAAATACGGAATTTTTGAATGGAACAGCAATGCTGTTACTGTCACTGGTGGACAGTCATTCACAAACAAGACTCCAATTGTTATTACGTCAAAAACAAACTTAGTAGGCGATGTTAACACAGGTGCTCCTAAGGGCGCAGTAGGCGCAGTAGGCAATTATGCAGTAGTAACTACAACTACTACTAATAAAGTATACTACAAAAATAGTGCAGGCACATGGGTCAAAGTAGGTACAGCGGCATGGGTCAATAGTTGGCCAACAGTTAGTGCTACTGCAAGTAATCCAGTACTAACAACTGGACAAACTGTTGTTATTAACGGAACTACTGTTACTATTAGTGGCGTAAACGTTGCGGCAATGGAAACAGCAATTGATGCCGCAGGCATTACAGGCGTAACATCAGCAGTTGTTGACGGGAAATTGTATGTTTACAGTGATGGTTCATCAACTACAGATGGTTCAACTGATGACGATGGTGCGATTGCTATTACAGCAGGCGCTTCAGGCACACTATTAGCTGACTTAGGAATTACAGCAGGTACATACTATGCTCCAGCATTAGAAATTGCTCCGCATACAAATGTTCCAGGATTTAAAGTAGCTGATACAAAGTCAAGACCTTCAGGAAGTGTTTGGTTTAAAACAACTGATGCTAACTTAGGTGTACAAATGAAAGTTAAAGCGTTTAACGCAACAACTAAATTGTGGGAACTTAAACCAGCACCAGTTTACAAGACACACCAAGAAGCAGTATTTAATTTAGATAAAGCAAAAGGCGGATTAAATCTTGCACTAGGACAGCTTTATGTACAAGCACATACTACTGAAGCAGAAAATGAAGAACTTGATTTTACAATTTTTGCAAGAAATAGTTCAAGTGCAATGCAAATTACTTCGAGCGCAGTTGCAACACAACTAAACAGTCAGTCATATGGCTTTACCATGGCAGAAAGTACTACTGGCGTAGCAACTATGTCAGGTGGCAAAGCATTAAGTGTTACAGCAACAGGCGCGGCAAGCGATGCAGACTTGTTTGCAAACTCAATTAACGCGGCAGGATTTGTAAACATTGTTGCAAGTGTAGACGCAAGTAACAGACTTGTTGTTTCACATAACGACGGTGGTGAAATTCATATTAAAGACACAAACGGTGCTTTAGGATTAATTGGATTTGCGGCATATAACTATGCAACAAAGGCAGGAACTGCAAACTTATATGCGGCTCCAACAGGCGATGGTGTATATGACTTCCATGCTTCAAATTGGAAAATCTTAACACAAACAGCAGGCACAAATGCTCCAACAGCACTAACAGCAGACGGCGCACTATGGTACAATTCAATTGTTGATGAGTGTGATATTATGGTACACAACGGTACTACGTGGAAAGGCTATCAAGGTGTTTATTCATCAGCCGATGCGCTAGGACCAATTGTTTCAGCAACTGAGCCTACTACACAGCAAGATGGATCATCTGCACTAGTAACTGGTGACATTTGGGTTAGTACAGCAGATTTAGAAAACTATCCACAAGTTAACAAGTATAACGCAGATCTTCAAAAGTGGATTGCACTTGATGAAGGTGATCAAACTACTGAAGATGGTATTTTGTTTGCAGATGCACGTTACGGTACAAGTGGCGGAACAGCAACAGTAGCACCAACAGGTACTATTGCAGAGCTATTAGTTAGTGACTTCTTAGACACTGATGCGCCGGATCCAGCACTATATCCAAAAGGTATGTTGTTGTTTAATTTACGCAGAAGCGGATTTAACGTTAAGAAATTTACACGTAACTACGTAGACGTAACTGCTAAAAACGTTCGTCAAGGTGATGTACTTCAAACTGCTTATTATCCACATCGTTGGGTTACTGAATCAGCTAACCAAACAGACGGAGCAGGTAGCTTTGGACGTAAAGCACAGCGTAAAGTAGTTATACAAGCTCTACAAGCAATGGTTAATAGTAACCAAGAAATTAGAGATGACGAATCAAGACTATTTAACGTAATGGCAACACCAGGATATCCAGAACTAATTGGTGAAATGGTTGCGCTTAATAACGATAGAGGCTTAACAGCATTTGTTGTTGGTGATAGTCCAATGAGACTTAAGAGTGATGCAACTACACTAAACAACTGGGGCTCAAACGTAGCACTAGCTGTTGAAGATAACGACAATGGATTAACAACAAGAGACGAGTACTTGGGTGTATTTTATCCGAGCTTGTTTACAAGTGATAATGCAGGTAACAACGTTGTTGTTCCACCAAGTCATGGTATCCTAAGAACATTAGCACTAAGCGATCAAGTTAGCTTTCCATGGTTTGCTCCAGCAGGAACAAGACGTGGCGGAATTACTAACGCAAGTGCCGCAGGATACATTACTGCAGAAGGCGAATTTAAGTCAATATCACTTAATGAAGGACAGCGTGATACGCTTTACTCACAAAGTATTAACCCAATTACGTTCTTAACAGGCGCAGGTCTTGTTAACTTTGGTCAAAAGACTCGTGCAAAAAATGCAAGTTCTTTGGATCGTATTAACGTAGCACGTTTGGTTATCTACTTGCGTAGTCAACTTAACAAACTTGCTAAGCCTTACATCTTTGAGCCGAACGATAAGATTACACGTGACGAGATCAAAGCACAAGCAGATAGTTTAATGTTGGAATTAGTAGGTCAAAGAGCGTTATATGACTTCTTAGTAGTATGTGACGAAAGTAACAATACTCCTAGTAGAATTGATAGAAACGAGCTTTACTTAGATATTGCTATTGAACCAGTTAAAGCAGTAGAATTTATTTACATACCGCTAAGACTTAAGAACACTGGCGAGATTTCAGGATTATAATTCACTGAAATAGGCTCCTGAAAAATGGAGCCTATTATTTGATAAATAAATGTAACAGGAGAACAGAATGGCAATTTCAACACTTTCAAAATTAACAGTACCTTTAGATAGCAACGCAAGTGCATCTAATCAGGGCTTGTTAATGCCAAAATTACAATACCGTTTTAGAGTATCTTTGGAAAACTTTGGTGTATCAAGTCCGTCAACTGAACTAACTAAACAAGTTATGGATGTAACACGCCCTAGCGTTAGTTTTGATCAGATGACAGTTGATATTTACAACTCCAAAGTATTCTTAGCAGGTAAACACACTTGGGAACCAATTACGCTTAACTTACGTGAAGATGTTAGTAACAATGTACAAAAACTTGTTGGTGAACAGCTTCAGAAACAGTTTGACTTCTTTGAGCAGTCAAGTGCGGCAAGTGGCGCAGACTACAAGTTTGTTACACGTATTGAAATTTTAGACGGCGGCAACGGAGCAAATACAGCTAGTGTACTAGAAACATTTGAACTATACGGATGTTATTTAGAAAGCACTAACTATAATTCACTTAACTATGCTACATCAGATGTAGTTACAGTGGCACTAACAATCCGTTATGATAACGCAATCCAGAGCCCACAGGGTACTGGCATTGGTACAGCAGTTGGTAGAACAATCAACACAGCTATTACAGGTGGCGGCGCAATCTAAAGCGACTAATATTATTAAATTGAGGGGCTTAATTGTCCCTTTTTTTATGATCTAATTATCTACGTAGTTAACAGAAAAGGCTAAATATTAGTATGAGCTTCTTAAACGGTTTTTTAGACAATTTAGCATCGGGTGCGTTAAACCCTAAAGGTACACTGGGCGACTTTCAACATGCCGCACGTATGTTTGTTGACGATAGTCACAGACTAACACCTAAAGTAAAGTTTCTTTACCACGTTACCTTTAATATTAATCCAGATGTAACAGCAGTAATTCCGCAACTTAGACAAAAGCATATGAATGAACTTAATATGCTTGTTAAGACAGCGCAGTTACCTGCATATAATATTCAAACAGACATAAAACATCAATACAACAGAAAGCGTGTTGTACAAAAACGTATTGATTATCAACCAGTTAATATTAGTTTTCACGATGATAACTTTGGTGTTACTACAGCAATGTGGGAAGCATACTATAGGTATTACTATAGAGATGGCAACTATGCTAGTGTTGGGCCTGCTGGTGCTATTGAACCAACAAACATTCAATTTGATAGAGGAAATTCTATCAACGGTGCCCAGTATAGATACGGACTTGATAATGATAGTTATAAGCCGTTTTTTACTAGTATTACTATTAGCCAACTAGCCAGAAAAACTTATACTTCATTTACACTAATTAATCCTATGATAAGTTCTTGGCAACATGACACAATGGATCATAGTGCAAGTGACTTAGTGCAAAGTCAAATGACTTTAGATTACGAAACTGTGCATATGAGCAGAGGCCCAATTGGAGTAAATGGTCCTAAGGGATTTGCAGAAGAGCATTATGATAAAACACCAAGTCCTATTTCATTAGCAGGCGGTGGTGCATCAGCATTACTAGGCGGTAGCGGAGTACTTGCCGGCGGCATGGGAGTACTGGGACAAATTACAAGTGGCACAGCAAACTTTGGGACTGTACTACAAGCCGCAAACGTATTTAGAAACGCAGGCGGGCTAACACGAAGTGGTATTGGGCAAGAATTAATTGGAAGCGCAATAGGACAAATTGGACAATCAGCTGGCATTGATACCAGTGGTGTAGCAGGCATAGCATTTCCTAAAGGCGGTAGCGGCGGTGATATTTCTACACTGGCATCTGCGGCAGTTGTAGTAGGTGCATCAAACTATGTACAACAAAATGGCGGAGTAGGTGCAGTCTTTAGTAAGGCTACTAATGCCGTACAAAATGCGTTTAGTGGGCCAAATGTAATGGGTGGAGAAGGAGAATAATATGTCATTAAATTTACCAAAGTCGATCTCTAACAAAGAAGAAGATGTTAAACGCTATTTCAACACGTACTATCAAAAGCAATTAGCTTATCCTAGTAACGAAGTTGATGCTGTAATTGGTTTTTTAGAATCAAAAGGGTTTGGTACTAGTGCCGCACAGTCAACTGGAGCAGTATTATTACAACAAGCAAAAATTGATAACATAAAAGTATTTGAATTATTAGATACTCTTAAAGGATTAGAAAAACTACAGCTAAGTTATGCTGTTGCTTCTGTTATTAATTTTAATAGAGAGAAAATTAGCACTATGGGATTTAGAGTCGATAACACAGCTAGTGCAGTAGAATCAAGAAACATAATGGGGTAACCCATGGCACGCAAATATGCATCCGGTAAATTTACTCCTAAACATGCAGAAAAATACGTAGGCAAAAAATCACCAACTTATCGTAGTAGTTGGGAGTTTCATTTTATGAAATTTTGTGATGAAAATCCTGCTATACAAGCATGGGCCAGTGAAGCAGTAAAAATTCCTTATAGAAATCCATTAACAGGACGTCACACTATTTACGTACCTGACTTTTTCATACAATATAAAACTAAAAAAGGTAAAAATATGGTTGAGCTTATAGAAGTAAAACCTGATAACCAAACTACTATGGAAAATGCTGGTAAATCAAAACACAATCAAGCACACGCTATTTTAAATGCCGCCAAATGGGAAGCCGCAAGGGCATACTGTAAGTCTAAAGGCATTAGTTTTAGAGTTATTACAGAAAAGGACATGTTCCATCAAGGAAAACGATAAATAATAGTAGCAGTTAATGTGAGAGTATAATGACAAAGAAATTAGAAGAACTCCTAGACTTGCCTGATAGTAAAGACATTATCAAGGAAGATAAGAAAAAAGACAAAAAAGAAGTAATTGAACTCCAGAATGAAACTCTTAGAGACATTGCAGAGTTTGACAAAATTGCAGGTGCATTACCAGCTGTAAAAGGCCTTGGCGAAATGGCTGATAAAGAGCTAAATGAAATTGCACAAAAGGCTATGGATGCATATGATGATCTAATGGATCTAGGAATGAATGTTGAAAGTCGTTATAGCGGCAGAGTTTTTGAAGTTGCAGGCGGAATGTTGAAGACTAGTTTGGATGCTAAGGTAGCAAAGCTAGATAAAAAACTAAAAATGATTGACTTACAGCTCAAAAAAGAAAAAATGGACAAGGATGGCAAGGCTCCAGGTGAGGGTGATGTACTTAATGGTGAAGGGTATATTGTAACAGATCGGAACAGTTTACTTGAAAAACTAAAGAATATGGATAAATAATTTTATAAGGACGGATCATTATGTTTAACAAATATCTAACAGAAGCAAAAAAAGTATATGAATTTTCAATTGGCGTAGCAGGCGAGTTACCTGAGGGCTTTGAAGATACCATGGAAACTGCACTACAAAAATTCAGTGTAAACTCTCTTGGTGCAGGAAAGAAAACCCCAATACAAGAAAAACCACTAGATTTTCCACAACTACAAAATTGCGAAGTTACTTACTGGGAAGCGGGATTAAACTATCCAAGTACGCCAGAAGTACTATCGGAATATTTGTCAATGTGTTGCACTTTAGATAGAGCAATGGTTATTGTAAGAACAAAGAATGATCCAAGAATCGCATATCAAGAAATTGACGATGAAACGCCATATGTTAGTAAACTAGAAACAGAAGACATGGGCGGCGATCCAAATGCTCAAGAACAAGTAGGTTCAAATAGAGTTATGGAACTACTAAAAGAACTTGAAAGTACACGCTCAGGAAGAGCTGATCCAATACAAGATGTTAAGCCTGGCGAAGGTAAAGACATTACTGATAAAGAAAATACTGTTTCACCAGTAGGGAGTAAATAATGAACATTAAAGACATGATTGCTAAAATGGATGCTATTGACGCACCTAGCAAAAAACAAGAACTAACAGAATCTGCATCAATGAACATCTCAATGACAGCAGATGACGCAGGACAAGTTGGTCAGCTTATGGCAATGATGCGTAACGCTGGCATGGACGCAAAGCCAGTAGATGCAATGCATTCACTTAATCCAAGAGCAGACATTGAAAAATTTAGAGCAACCGTAGACGGTGCAAATGATGATCCGGGTATTCCAGGACAAGACAATGTACCAGGTGACCAAGATCTACAAGCAGGCGTACTAGGAACACTAGCAGGCGGTGCCGCAGGAGCGGCGGGTGCAGACGCACTGGATACAGCAACAGGCGGAGTAGCTTCGACTGCAACAGGTGCTATGGGTGCAAAAGCAGGTGCGGCACTAGGAAGTTTGGCTGGCCCAGCTGGCGCGGCAATCGGCGGAGCATTAGGTGGCATTGCAGGTAAAATGGCTCCAAAAGTAGCAGGCGCGGCAATCGGCGGAGCATTAGGTGATAAAGTTACTGGCGAAGAAACTGAAGACTATGCTAACGCACCAGATGAGCAGTACGGTGATGTAAGTGACGTAATTAGAGGCGGCACAGATCTTAACAAATCTAAGAAATCACATGCACCAGTAGCAGGTGGAGACAATCCAATGGCA